CAGACTTTGCGCCCGTCATCAGTGCAATCATTCCCGTGTACGAAGCCTTCACAGCCTTCTCGAGAAATACAGCCAGCATGCGAAAACGCTCCTCCGCGTCGTCAAAGCCAGACAGGTCGACCTTGACGGTCACGGTGCAAGGACCTCGATGAGCAGTGGACCGAAGCGTCGCACCGTGGTCGACACGGTAAATGACAATGTGAGACGCACGACAGCTGCTGTCGGGTATGCGGCAGGGTTGAGGACCGTCACAATGCCCTGTGAGGAGAGAGACTTCGTGAGCGTGGCGCTTCCTCCACCGAACGAATATGCGACGCCTGTGGCGGCTGTCGTGTAAGTCGCCGCGAGAGTGCCTGTGGTGATGTCAATCGGTGACCCATTCGGGTCGACCAATCTCAGCACGTACGTGTGCCAGTCACCGGTCCAGGCTGCAAGCTGCACAACCTGTTCCGGATCTTCGGTGATGTTGATAATGTTCACACTCATACTGGCCTCACGTATAGTCTCAGCGGTCCGAAGATCTGCGTATCCGTTGCACCCGTTGTCCTGGTCACCGTCACCGTGTACGTGCCTGACGTCGCTGTCACTGTAGTCGTAAGACCGAAGGACAGGCGACCATTGTCCGCATACGTCGCAGTGCCGGCATATGTTGCGACCAGCGTTCCACCAGAGTTGTATACCTTCGCGCTGACTGTCGCACCAGTGATGTCGATGCCAGTGCCGTTCGCGTCTGTTACCTGGACATCGATGGACGTCGCTGTTCCGACGTTAACATCGAGCGGCTGATCTGCTCCGAGGCCATCAGCCAGGAGTTGATAAGGTCCGATGTGTACGCTCGTCGCAGCTGACACAGGCGTCAACAGCTCTGCACTGATGTAGTCCGTGCCATTGTGAAGGAGAGCGCCAGAAAGTTCAGATGCAGCTGCTGTCGAATCGTTAATGGCGTGAACATTAGCCTGGATGTGATTTGATGTGCCGACTGCTGCAGGCCGGTTGTCGGCGGTAGTCAACAGTGTGCGAGCGCCGAAAGTGCTCGCTGTTGTATGTGACGTGTACGGCTCATCCCATACAGCCGCCGCCGTCTGCGCAGATGTCAAGCCACCACTGCTCAGTTTCACCGTCATTACCGCGCCGTTAGTACCGCTAGCACCACGCACCACGATCGTAACGTCATCAGCACCAGCAGCCAAAGCGGCATCGGGTACGTCAAGTCTATAGACCCCCGGCATGTTGGTAGCGTCAACCTCGGCAAAGCCGCCTGAAGTCCACGCCTGCGCGATTGTACGGGCTACCAGCGGGATGTCTACTGAGGCTGTGCGTGTGCGGTTGTAGCGAGCTGAGAGACCAGAGGTGGAGGCTGTGAGTCCTGTAGCACCTAGGTAGAGTTCGATGCTTTGTGATGTGGAGCCGGGAGCGATTGTGATGGTGGATGCATTGCGCTCGGTTGGATTGTAGTTAGTAACCAGTCCGATGTTACGGTTTGTAATGGCTCCAGCATCCGGTGATGTACCAGACCACGCTACACCAAATAGGTCGGTAGATGGCGCACCTGTTGCAGTACCGAATGATGTATTCGGGCCACCAAAGATGCTACCAAAGATGACTTGATTGACAAGGTTGTGAAGGAGTGAATAACCAAACTCCAAGCCCATTGTGCCCGCTGTGACTGAGTTGCTACCGGCTGTATATGTCCCTGAGTTATTGACCGTTGTAATATTACCAATTACTCGACAGTTGTCTGCATTAAGAGTCGCACCAGCCGCATTACTAAGACCTGTTGTGAAATTACTGATAATACAGTTACGCATTGTTGTGACAGCATTAGTAGAATTACGAACACCTGTAACACCGCTGTACATAAGACAGTTATAAATACTCGCCGTTACTGCATAAAAACCTATCGATTCAGTATAGGAATTAATAAAGCATGAATCTTTAACTGATGTTGCATCACCAGATACTAGTGAACCATTAAGAGTAAAATATCGTAATCCGTAAAATATACAGTTTGTTATTTGTGCATTTAGATTTTGACCTGACGGAGCGATTAACTCAACATCAGTAGCAATGGCTGTATTTCGTTGATTGTTTACAAATACACAAGATGTTAATTTTGTGTCCCTACCAGTAATAATGAACGGGTTCACACTAGTCTGTGAAGCAATCTCAAAGTATATGTTCCTAAAATGCAGATAACTTTTACTGCTACCAACAATCAACTGGGTAATGTTAAATGTAATATTGTTGGTTGCTGGGTATTGGCTATGCCTAACGAATCCAGCACTTAGACCACTAAACTGTGAGGCTGTTGGGTCTCCAATAATCTGCGTTTCAGCAGAGTAAGTACCACCAATCGTAACAGTTTCATTGTAGTGACCCGGAGCGATGTAGACCGTATCACCTGAACCTATGCCAGTGGCTCCCAGTGCTTTTTGAATGGTACGCCACGCTAGACCAGTCGTTGACCCCAGACCGGTGTTACTGTCGTTACCATCCTGCCGAACATAATAAGTTGCCATTATTCAGCGGTTCCATTTACGATTTCTTGACCCATTACGCAAGCGAACTGGTTGGAATAGTTCTGTTGAAATGCAACATCCTGAGTCACCCACCAACCGAATATTGATGTGCCATTCTCACCAAACGTTCCAAGGATATTCCCAGCATCATCGGTGATGTCACCAAAGACGAGCCAATCACCGGGAGTCGCTGGGTTAGGCTCCAGCCTGTAGTTCTGAAAGTTCATTTGCCCACCTTCAGCGAGTTCGCATTCGTGCCCTTAAAAGGCATCGTCAGGAATCCCAGCGCAGCACTCATCGCAGCTGTGACACCAGCCGCTACAGCCTTGCCGCCGTATACCGCCATCACTGCGCCGAGCTCGGCGATGTCCTTGGCTTCAGCTGTGCGGATGCCATCGCCAAAGACTGTCGAGAAGCTCGCGACGAAGGCGATCAGAACGACCACGACCAGGCGTGGGATTGATATTGAGTTCATCTTTGTATGATTGCCTCCAGAGCGCTGACCTTGTTCTCGAGTTTACCGAGCCGCTGTTCTATCCTGCGGACTTCTTGCTGTTGTCCGTCGAGTGTGTTGATGATGTGTGCTACCTGAGTCTCCAGGCGCGTCAACCTGACTTGCAATGCCACCCATGCGGCACCAATGCTCACGGTCGTAATAAAAGCCTGTATACCGATTTGGACCCACATCTCAGGACTCATGCACACACCCCTCAAATCTCTAATCCTATGATGGTGGCACGAAGCGGATTCCCGCATCACGCAGTGGGTTAACCGTTTGTCCTGGCGCGGAGCGCGATGGTCTGCGACACAGCGTTCGTGTGACCGAAGTCGCTGCCGATGCACTCGTAGTATGGCGACAGCGCCTGCGGATTTCCTGAGGTGTATATCCTGTCATCTGCTCGCACTTCGACGTCTGGTGAGCATGTGAGCGTCCATGTACCGGACTGCTCGATCATGCCGCCGACAATGCCTTCGGTGTCGCCCGTGTTACTGATCGTGGCGCGTATCTCAGCGACCTGTATCCAGTGCTGACTGATGCCACCGATGCCGTCGGACTGATTGACTGTTCGCCAGATCGCGACACGGTCGGCGTACGAATACGCCTGGATCGCGTTCTTGAGCGCGTTGCTGTATGCAGCTGGAATCATACGAACACCATCGGGCTGTATCGCTTAGCCTGGTCGAGACAATGCTCACGGAGGACAGCCATCTTCGCGTCGACTTGACCATCCTTGACATCGATGAGATGTGTGATGCTGGATGCTTTGCGTATCCATCCCTGTCGCGCAGCTGCGCGGATGTCGTATCGTTCGTTATTGGCTGGACCGATGTCCTGCCACAGGAGATCGCCGCTTCCATCGTTCACTGTGTAGTTCAGTGTTTGCGTCCACTGTGGGAACTGAGGTTCTGTGGCGCTCGAGGTTCCTGCGATGACGCACTGGTACAAACGACCATTCGCGACCGTCGGGATGATGATGTCACCAACCACGAAGGCTGTGGATGCTGTCCACGTTGTCCATCGAGCGTGGTCGTCGACGAGCTGCTGGAGCGCGGTGCTGTCGAGAAAAGGATACTGATCGGATGCGACCATCCACGCGAGACGGTCCAGTGCTTGAGTTCGAGTGAGTGGCATGGTTTACATCCTAAAAAGAAAAAGAGGAACGGGTATGCATCC